TCCCGGCCCGGCCCTCCTCCTGATCGGTGACGGCCTCGAAATCGAGCGAGTTGGTGCCCTCCTCGTAATTCTTTGGGGGCCGCCAGGTGCGGCTGGCGAAGAAGCGGCCGATGTCGAAGTAGCCGTCCGGATTGCCCTTGTCGAAGATCTCCACCTCGATGTAGCCGGCGATGAACCGGAATTTTGGGATGTAGATGAAGGTGGCGCCCTTCCCGATCCCCTTGCCGATATCGTCGAACTCCTGTGTCACGCCTTCCCAGAAGCCGGCGTCTTCCCAGGCCAGGGTCAGGTTGTCGACCTGATTGCTCGGCAGCTGCAGCAGGCCGCTGTCGTCGACCAGAATGGTCTTGCCCTGGTCCTGATAGGAGCGGATCCGGATCTGGGCGGTGGCGCGCAGGTTGGTTGGACCCAGCGCGATCCCGCCGATGCTGTACGTCTTCGGCAGGGTGCAGTTGAATTTGGTGTCGGCCGGATCCGTGCTCATCGTCCGGGCGACCTCCGGCAGGTACGGGGTCCGCAGGTTGTTGAGGCCGAGCGAGCCGGTCTGCCAGGATCCGCCGGCGAGCACGACGCCATCGAGGTCGACTCGATTCTCGTACATCAGGGCGAGGTTCTGTTGCGGCATACGATCAACCCCAGGCGTCGAACTGGATCACGTCGCCGACCGCGTCATCCACGCGGCCGATCAGGACAAGCGACTTAGGCGTCTTCAGGAACCGTGACATCTGCAGGGAGACGACTGTCCCCACCCGCAGGGTCGGTGCGAACGGGTCGACGGCGCCCTGGCTGGGCATGTAGCCGGGGCCGTAGACGCTCACCCGAATCTGCCAGACGTCCCGGCGCGCCTGGTAGATTGCCAGCCGCCGCGAGGCCTCGGCCGCGGCGTCGGCCGGTTCGGTCAGGCACGTGTCGAAGGTGAGCTCCTGCGCCAGGAGGTGCACCGTCTTGACGCTCGCGTTCTCGGCGACCGATTCCTGCCACTCGAGCTGCAGGGCCGCGCGCCGCGCCACGCCGACGGCGCCGGCGAGCTGATCCTCGCTCATCGTGGTGGCCAGGTGGTTGAAGCGGATCGTCACCCGGTAGGCCGGGATGCCGCCGTTGGCGTCGTTCGGCGCCTGGCGCTTCACGTCCCCGCGGAGCTGCCACTCCTTGAAGGCCGCCACCGGCGCCGTCGTCGGGAGATCGAGGCGGCCGAACGTGAAGATGCCCTGCGCGTTCGGGACGATCCAGCCGCCGATCGATTGCAGCATGGCCTGGATCGCGGTCAACGCGGTCCGGTCATCGTTGACCCAGAGGCCGCAGCTGGCGCCATTGAGCGAGGTCAGGGCCGCGATCGAGGCGCTATCGACGTCGGCCGAGACCAGGCCGAGATCGAAGATCATCTGCCGGACCAGGGACGCGCAGTCACGGGGCCCGGATGCAACCGCGTCCGCGGTGATGCCGAGCGCCGGGGTGCCGCCCAAGCGGATGAGGCCGAGCACCAGGCTGGTGGCGTACTGGCCGGCCGAGAGGCTTGCTGACGTCAGCGCTGACAGGCTCGCATAGTCCCCGTTGAGCGTCAGCGGCAGGCCGCCGTCGTAGACCTGAATCGAGGCGCACGGCCGATCCGAGACCTGGCGGATGAGGTTGAACGGGTTGACGTCGATCGGCGTCAGGTTCCGCACCAGGCCGTAGAGCCGCGGCTTGACGGTGTCCTTCAGCGTCGCCGGGCCCTCGGCGGTCGCGCCGGCGGAGGTGGTCGTGCCGGCGTACCGGGTGGTCAGCAGCGGCTTGTCGAGATCGGCGAGGCGATCGTGGATCCGGAGCCGGATCGTCTTGAACGCGTCGGTAATGTCGAGGGACTCGATCGTCCCCCGCAGCATGATCGGCGCGTCCTTGTAGAGCCCCTTGGCCGCGCCGAAGATGTCCTGCTGCAGCACCCGGATGATCACCGGCCGGCCGTTGAAGCTGTAATCCGCCCAATCGTCATAGCGGCCGTGCGCGTTGGCGAGCACGATCTCGCCGAACGCGATGGTCGAGGCGCCGCCGGTGCTGCCCGAGCTGAAGAGGTGCCGCTCGAAGTTGGCCGGGTTCTCGAGGGATGGGTGGAAGTGCTGATGCGCCGGCGAGTCGGCCGCCCCGGTGTTGTAGGGGGCGCTGGCGGCATAGAACGACTTGACGCCGCCAGCGCCGGTGTGAGCCTGCAGCTCGATCGCGTAGATGGTCATCAGGCCACCTCACGCCGGGATTCGTCACGCGAGCTCTTGGACAGGGTCGAGCCCACATCCTTGATCGCGCCGATCGTCTGCATCAGGCCCTCCTCATCGATGTCGTTGCCGGTCTGCACGTCTCCGCGCAGAGCATCGAGCTTCGCACCGATCTCCTTCAGAGCCGTGATGATGCCGGCGCTGCCCTGGCTGCCGGCCGTGGCGGCCCGGGGCGGCGCTGCCGGCGCCAGCGGGTTGTCGTTGCCGACGCCGCTCATCGGCACCGCGTACTGCGCCTGGGCGGCCAGCGCGGCCATGACAGCGTCGGTGCTGCTCGAGGTGGCCGGCGCCTCGTAGCCGAAGGCCTGCGCGCCGACCTGATCGGGCAGCTTGCCCAGCTGGTCCCGGATCAGATTGAACGTGTCTTGGAAGCCCTGGCTCGAGGCGTAATAGGCCTTGCTGGCATCGATCAGGGTCTGGGCATAGGTGGTGATGTCGCCCATCGCGGTCTTGTCGCCGCCCTGGGCCAGCTTCAGCTGCTCGTCGTACTGGCTCTGCGCGGCCTTCAGGCGCTCCTCTGGCGACAGGGGCGACGCGCTGTTGGTCAGCAGGCTGTCCAGGAATTTCTTGATCGTGTTGGCGAAGTCGTCGAAGGCGGCCTTGGCCTGCTTGTTGAAGTCCTCGATCACCTTCAGCCGCTCGGCCTGCTGCGCCGCCTCGAGGGACGCCATGGCCTCGCCGCCGGCCTTGGCCTCGGCGACCCGCTCCTGGGCCGCCTTCCGATCGAACGCTGCCAGCTGGCCGGTCAGCGTGGTCGAATCGTTGGTCGCGGCGAAGAGGCGGTCGGCGTTGCTCTCGATGCGGCCGTTCACGGCGTCGTAGTAATCCCGCACGATCTTCGCGCGCTCGGCCTCTTGCGCGATCGTCAGGTCGTTGATCGCCTCGCCGCCGAGACGGATCTCTTCCGCACGGTCTTTCTGCGCGGTCCGCTCGAACGCTGCCAGCTGCCCGGCCAGGCTGTTGTCGCCGTTCGCCGTGAAGGCCCGGTCCTGATAGCCGACGCGGCGATCGGCGATGGCCTTGTTGTACTCGTCGATCAGCTTCTGGCGCTCGGCGTTCTGCGCCTGCATCAGGGCCGTCAGGGCCTCGCCTCCCGACTTGATCTCCGCCAGGCGCTCGGCCGCCGCGGACCGATCGAAGGCCGCAAGCTGGCCCGCCAGGTCGACCGTGTTGGTCGCCGCGAAGAGCCGGTCTTGGAAGCCCAGGATCCGTTGGTTCACCGCGTCGTAGTAATCGGCGATGATCTTCGCGCGCTCAGCTTCCTGGGCCCGGGTGAGGTCGGCCATAGCCTCGCCACCGACCTGCACCTCAGCCAGCCGGTCCTTCTCGGCCTGGCGCTCGAACGCGGCCAGCTGGCCGGCGAGCGTGTTGCTGTTGTTCGTCGCGCTGAAGAAGCGGTCCTGATAGCTGACCTGCCGATCCCGGACGGCCTTGTAGTAATCGTTGATGATCTTCTGCTGCTCGGCGCCCTGGGCCTGCAGCAGCGCTGCCATGGCCTCTCCGCCGACCTTCGCCTCCTCGATCTGCTGCTGGGCAGCCGTGCGCTGGAATGCGGCCAGCTTGCCGCCCAGCGTGTTCTCGTCGTTCGTGGCAGCGAAGGTCCGATCCTGAAAGCCGCGGATCCGGTTGTTCACGGCCTCATAGTAGTCCCGGATGATCTTGGCCCGCTCCGCCTCCTGGGCCGCCGTGAGATCCCGGATCGCGTTGCCGCCGGCCAGCATCTCGGCCTGGCGATCCTTCTGCGCCTGGCGCTCGAACGCGGCCAGCTGGCCACCGAGGGTCGCGGTGTTGTTGTTGGCCGCGAAGCCGCGATCCTGATAGCCGACGCGCCGCTCTTGGACCGCCTGATTGTAATCGTAGATCAGCTTTTGCCGCTCGAGATCCTGGGTCGCGATCAGCTCGTCGATCGCCTGGTTGCCCTTGGCGCCCTCGGTCCAACGCTCCCACTCGGCCGAGCGCTCGAACGCGGTCAGCTTGGTCTGCAGGCTGTTGTCGGAGAAGTTGACCGCGAAGGCGCGATCCTCGTAGGCGCGCTTGCGATCCTGAATCGCGGATAGCGCGTCGGCCGCAGCCTTGGCCATCTCCTCCGCCGATTTCTTGCTGTCCTCGGTGTAGGCGTGGACCTTGCCGGCGAGCTCCGGGAACGCGGCGATCAGCTCGTTGAAGGCGTCGCCGACCAGCTGGGAGTTGTCGACGATCTTCTGGGCCGCGGCCGAGAAGTAGGTATCGACCTTGCCGTTGTCCTGGCCGAGCGCGGCCGCGTCGGCGTTGAGGCTGGCCACCTCCTTCATCAGGTCGGCCGCGTCGTTGAGATAGTCCTTGCCCTGCGCGTCGTTGATCTTGCGGTCGAGGTCGCTGTTGAACTTCGCCGCCAGGGCGTCGAGCGCCTTGTTCGTCCGATCCTTGATCGCGGTCGCCGCCTGGTCGGCCGACAGCCCGAGATCCTTCAGCACCTGGGTGAGGCCGGCGGCCGTCCCGTTGATCTTCTGGATCTGGGTCTGGGTCTCCGACAGCTCCGGCGTCGGGTCGAGGCTCGAGAGCGCGCCCTGGACGGCGGCCGCGCGGGCCCGCTGGCCATTCTGCGGGTCCGGAAGCTTCGAGGCGTCCGTGACGAAGGCCTTCAGGGACTCGCCCAGCTGCTGCACGGCCGAAGCCGCGCTGGCGAAGGGACCATCCGGGCCGAAGCCCGCGGCGACGCCGGCGAGCGTGCCCTCGAACTGATCGGAGAACACGACCTGCAGGCGCGCGGTGTAGCTCTTGAAGTCCTCGACCAGCTTGTTGGCCTTGGCGGTGTCGCCGGCATCGGAGGCCGTCTTGGCCGCTTGCTTCAGCTGGGTCTCGGCATCGAGGATCTTGGCCCCGACCGCGCCGATGGACTCGCCCAGGAAGGTGCGGTCGAGCGCCTCGATCTGCGGCTTCGCCTGCTCGTAGGCGTCACGCCGCGCCTGCAGCTCCTGCTGCAGCTGCTTCTTCGCCTGCTTCTTGGCCTGGCTCTCGCCGAACAGGCCGCCCAGGATACCGGCCGCGCCGCCGACCAGGCCGCCCACGATTCCGCCGGTGGCGAAGCCCGTGAGCGCGCCACCGAGCGCACCGACCACCGGCGACTGCGACGAGTAGCCGATCGAGCCGCCGATCGCCGCCGGCGCCAGAAGGGAGCCCAGCCCAGACTTCGCGAACCCGCCGTTCGACGCACCGTTCTTCTGGCCGCTGAATAGGTTCGTGATGCCGGAGAAGATGCCCTTCTCGGACCCGCCCGCGATGGCCTTCTCGGCCGAGCCGCCACCGCCGAAGATCGAGCTGATCTGCGAGCCGAGCTTGTCGAAGATGCTGTCGCCACCGCTCTTGCCGTCGAGGCCGCCGTTGACCAGGGGCCCGATCAGGTTCTGCTCGAGCATGCGGGTGCCGATCTTCGAGAACCCCTTGCTGAAGCTATCGAAGAACGTCGTCAGGTTCTTTTTGCCGGCGCCGGTCATGTCGTCGAAGATCCCGCCGAGCGCCGACGTGATGTCCTGAGACATGCGGGTGTACTGGTCTTTGGCGTATGTGAGATCGGCCTTCAGCTTCTCCTTGTTGATGTATTCGACGCTCTCCGGCGCATCGACGCTGATGCCCTGCCGCTGCAGGTTCTGCTTGGCCTGCAGAGCGGCAAGTTCGATCGCGCGCTCGCGGTTGTTGAGGCCGAGCAACTCGCCCTCCTTCTCGAGCTGCTCGATCTGCCGGCTCGACTCCTCCGACATGGTGAGCACCTGGGTCCGCTTCTCAGCGCTGATCTGCGCTTCGTAGGCGGTGGTGAGCTCGCCGAGCCGGACCGTGAGGGCGCCCTTCTCCTCGCCCTGAGCCGCGTCGGCCTCGCGCTGCAGCTTGGACAGCTCGATGTCATTGGCCTGCCGGCGCTGAGCCTCCTGCGCGGTCATCTTCTGCGCGGCGACCTTGTCGTTGAGCGCCTGCTGGACCGCGGTCTGATCCCGGGCCGCGCGGATCGCCTCCGACCGAGACTGGTTCTCGGCTTGCAGCTGCTCGCGCAGGATCACCTTGGTGCGGTTCTCGACCTCATCCTGGCTGATCGTGCCGGCCTTAGCCTCGGCCAGCGCCTTGTTCTGGGCAGTCAGGAAGGCGACGCTGTTGCCGGTCTTGGTGTTGGCGTCGGCCACGCGGGACGAAGCGTCCGCGGACTCGGTCTGGGCCCGGTTCGTGTTGATCGTCTGCTGGCGGGACTCAGCCATCACCTTGTTGTAGGCGTCCGACGCCTCGCGCGACCGGCGCGTGCCGGATTCGGCGGTGCCGTAGGCCTCGGCCAGCACCTTCGCGCTCGCGGCCGCCGCCTTCTGCTCGGGCGTGACGGCCTGCAGCGCCTGCATGTTGGCGGCGAGCACCTTCTTCGCCTTGTCCATCTCCATGGTCGCGCCGCTCTGGGAGCTGGCGTAATCCCTCAGCCCGGCCGCGGCGCCGGCGACAGCTTCCTTGGCAGCCGCGATACGATCGACCGGGACATAGGTACCGTTCTTCTGCTGCGCCTCGAGCGAGCTGAGCTCCTTGTTCGCCTTGGCCGCGGCGGTCTCGAGCGACTTGAAGGACGCGACCGCCGGCACCAGAGCAGTGGTTCCCGACTGATCTCGCGCGTCAGCGTTGTTGCGCACGACCTCGGCCTGCTTTTGGACCGCGACGGTCTGCTCTTTCAGCGCGGCCGTGATCTTCCGGATCTTCTCATCCTGGGCCGACGTGTCCGGCACAACATCGGCGGCCTTCTGCGCCTTGATCACGACGTCTCGGGCGCGCGTCGCCTCCTCGAGCTGATCGCTGAGGGACGGACCATTGATGCGCTGAGAGACCGCCTTGCCGAAGGACTCGGCTGCGTTCTTCACGCCCTGGTCGACGCGCTGCAGGACCGACTGCAGGCCCGTTGCCTTCTCGCCGGCCTTATCGAACGCCTGCCCGAAGCGCTCGACCACCAGGCGCTGAGCCTCGAGATCGTTGCCGCGGTTGATCGCATCCTTGACCGTCTTCTCGAACGCCGCATCGAAGTTGCCGGCGCGCTTGGCCAGTTCATCGAACCCGCCACCCCCGAGATCGGATAGGGCGTCGGCAAGCAGCTTCGCCGCCTCGACCGGCTTGGATCCCGTCTTCTTGGCGAAGTCGTCGGCTGCCGTGATGCCCTGAGCAAACACCTCGCCGTAGACCTTGCCGCTCTCGAGGAACGCCTTCTCGATGTCCCGGGCAGCCGAGACCGTGATGGTCGAGGTGGCGGAGGCCTGCTCGGCGATCTTCTGGATCTGATCAGCCGATAGCCCGGCGCCCCGGCCGGCGCCCAGGAGCGCGAGCTCGACGTCTCGCTGGGCCTTCGCGAAGTTGTTGAGCGCCACGGCCGCCAACGCGGCACCGGCCGCCAGCACGGCGAACACGCCGACCAGCGGATTGATCGCGGCCAGGCGCTCGGCAATGGCCTTCAGCGCGCCGCCGACGCCGCCCTGGCTGGTCTGCAGGATCTGGTAGATCTGGCCGCCCTGCTGGGCGAGCGTCTGGAAGGGCGAGATCCCGGAGGCGAGCGACGTGACGACGTCGTTGACCTGAAAGGACAGGTTCTGCCAGGCGTAGGCGTTGAGGCCAACGCCCTTAGCCAGGCGCGCATTCGCCTCCTCGGCCTTTTTGATCTCGACGATCTGATTGTTGTAGCGCGCGGTCGCCCGAGCATTGGCGGCGTTGAGCGTCTCGGTGCTGGCCCCGACCACCTTCTGATCAGTCGCGATCTGCCTCAGCTCCGCCTGATACAAGCGCTGTGCCTGCAAGAGCGGGTTGAGACGCTCCTCGGCGTCCTGGGCCGCCTTTGCGAAGGCCTCCGCATCGGCCTGGCTGTAGCCCGGGGTGCTCTGCGCGTTGACCGCGGCCTGGGCCTTGGCCTTGTTCGCCGCGTTCGTCTGCGCCTGCGCCAGTTCGGCGGCCGCCGCTGCAGCATTGCGCTGGGCCTGGCTGTAGAGGCCGAGCGCGTTGACCTGCTCGGCGAAGGCGGCTTTCTGCTCGGCCAGGTTCCGGGAGAACACGTCCTGGCTGATCGAGCCGACGGCGAAGGTCTGCCGGAGCTCGTCGAGGCCGGCCTTGTAGCGCTGCTGGGCCGCGAAGAGCGGGTCGTATTTGGCCTGCAGCCGGTCGAGCTCGGATCCGTAGGCCTGGACGTCGCCGCCGCGGTCCGGGACGATCAGCTGGGAATTGACCGAGCGCTGAGCGGATTCCTTCCGGGTGCGGTCGAGCCGCTCCATCTGCTGTGTCGAATCCTCATACGCCCGGGTGAGCCTCAGCTGCGCGGCCGCGGCCTCGTTGGTCGAGATCGCGCCAACCGCCAGGACGTCGGCGACCTCCTTCTGCGACCGGGCGAATTGCTGCGAGAGCGCATAGAGCGGGACGAACTTCTCCCGCAGGCGGTCGAGCTCGGCGCCATAGGCCGCGATGTCGGCGGCCCGGGTGTCGGTGTCGAAGTCGAGCTTCACCCCGGTGACGCTGTTGATCGAGGCCTGGGCCTGGCCGCGGATCGTGGCGGACAGGCGCTGCTGCTCGGCGTTCGCCAAGCGCGCGGCGTTGGCCTGGGCCTGCAGCTTCAGGGTGACGTTGTCCTGAATGCGGGCGTAGGCCTCGGTGCCCTGCAGCCCCTGCGAGCGGGCGCGCTCGAGCAGGTTGACCGCCTTCGAGAGCTCGGTGAGCGCCCGGTACTCGGCATCGTATTTCTTCGCCGTCGCCTCGAGGGCGGCGTTCACGCGGATCTGCGCCTTCGACAGGCCGTCCTGTGCAACGATGAGGCCTTCGACCCCATCGGCGAGCTGATTGACCTGCGCGTTCGTCTCGGCGACGCCCGAAGAGGACGCCTCGATTTTGACTTCGGAGATCAGGTCGAGATCGTTCATAAAGCTACCTCGAGCGCCCGGGGCGCGGAGATGCGGAAAGGGCGGCGATCACGAATGAACGCCGCCCCCGGGTTGTCTGCGGATCAGCCCTTGCCGAACACTTGCGCGGCGCGGGCCTTGAGGCTGGCGAAGATGCCCTTCACCCCCTCGACGTCATCGATAGCGGCCTCGACATCGGGCTCAGCTTCGTCGCCGGTGGGGTTGGTTTTCTGGCCCTTGATGGTCACCAGATCGAGGCGCTTGAGGACGCCGATCTCCCACGGCGTCATGTGCGCCCGGGTCAGATCCGCATAGGCCTTGATGTCGGTATAGGACAGCGGGTTGAGGCCGAAGCCGTTACTGGTCCGAGCGCTGCCGAGCTCGCAATACCAGCGCCAGATGTGCTCCAACTCGAAGGGCGGGTCGCCCCGGAAATTCCGGGACGCCACACCTCTCTCGTGATGCTGGATTAGCTCGACGGCTAGGCCTTCAAGAAATTTGAGCGGTCGCCGATGAAGGCCTCCGCCTGCTCACGCATGAAGGGCCAGCGCTCGTAGCAGACGCGCACGTTCTCCGGCGTGCATTCCTTCTCCTCGCCGCCCCAGGCAACGCCTTCCCAGCTGATCGTGCACGAGACCAGGCGCTGCAGGTTGTCGGCCTCGATGCTCTCGGCGGTCAGCGTCAGGCGCTGGCCATTGCGCGAGGACGCCAGGCGCTTGTTGGAGATCTTCCGGTCCGCGACGCGGTACCGATCGCTGTCCTGGCCAGCCAGGACCAGAGCGATGGCGGTGCTGCCGTTCATCAGCGGGGCGCCGCTGGTCGGATGCGTGACTTCCATCCGCTCGCCGGTCTCAGCGGCATCGGTGGTGTCGAGGGTGTCGAGATCGAACATGTGGTTTCGCTTTCAGTCGGGTTGTGCCGGGTTTCGGTTAGCGGGGATGGCGGACCCGACGACCACCATCCCCTCACCCGCGGCGACCGAGGGTCCAAGTCGCCGCGGATGATCGGCTTACATCACATCCGTCCAGATGTGATTCCGCTGGACCATTGAGATCAGCGGTTGAGAGACCGACAATTCGATTGCCAGCAGCCTCTGTGACTTTTTGCCAGTCATCGCCCTCACATAGCGAACCTGATCGTCGGTCAGCTTCGCATGAGGGTGCGTCTGGCCCTTGTGATAGGTCCCGTGAGCGATCTTATCGGCAGCGTTCTCAGTCGGCGTCTTCCAAGACAGGTGCTCGGGATTGACGCACCCGAGATGCCCAGCATTGCAGCTATGAGCCGCCTGGTGAACGCCTAGTGGCGGAGCGCCGTGAGATTCCTCACACATGACGCGCGAGGCTGCCTGAACCTTCGCGTTTTTGCGAACGGCGCCATAGCCATTGCCGAGCCGAGCGAATGGCCAGATCAGGCACTCGTCGCCACGGTGATCGCAGTGAGCCAAAAGCCAAGCCAACGCGGCCCCGTGCTTCGACTTGCCCCGCTTCGTTCCACCGCCTATCGTTTTTGCAGCCACGGTCCCCTCCTATGGGATTGTGGTTAGAGCCTGCGGGGCGCTCGAACGCCCCGCAGGTTTGGTCTAGCGCAGAGCGCCAGGATCAGGAAGTGGGCGCCGCCACGTCCAAGATCTCCGAGTTGATTCCGATATTGAAAACGCGCTTCAGCACGTTGTCGGCGGTGCCGATGGACCGGCGCTTCGACATGACCAGGCCGCGGAAATACTGGATCGACTTGTCCGGGTACGTGACCCGGAAGGCGAAGTTGTTGATGTTGGCGAGGGCGGCCTCAACCGCGATCTGGCCAGCATCCTGGGGATCGTAGCCGACGGTCAGGGCCAGCGTGCCAGCGTCGGCCGAGCCCTTGGCCTTCTCGATGCGGCCGGAGCCGACCGAGTTGAAGGTGACGGCCGCGCGCTCGTCGCCGTAATCGCCGATCGACTCGACACGGCCGATCTTCACGAAGGGGGTCAGGGCGTCGTAGGCGGCCTTGCTGTTGGTGCCGTCCGGAGCAACAGCTCCGATCTCGATGGTGGTGCCGGAGGCGGTGATGATGGGCATCGATGTGCTCTCTTCTCAGGATCGCGGAGGCCCAAGCCGCGGATGATGGTTCTAGGCGCGCTGGGCGGGCGGCAACTTCGCTCCGGCGGATCCGCCGGGGAAACTGGTTACTCGGCGACGGCGACGCCGGCGGCCTCGGTGGCCTTGGCCGCGTCCCGGCCGGTGACCGTGATGTTCTGCGCGGTCAGGTGCGCCTGCACGTAGACGTCATCGGCCTTGAGCTTCAGGTCGGGGGACGTCTCGCCGGGCGCCACGGTCACGGAGTCGTCGCCGTAGCCGAAGGTCAGGTGAGAATTCGAGGTGTTGGTGATCTTCATTGTGCTTCTCCCGCTGGGCCAGCATCCTCGTATTGGTAGAAATACGGGATCACGATCGACGTCTTGAAATACATCCCGTTGTCGTTGTCGTCGTGGACAAGCGGCGTTGACGGGGTGCGGAACTCGACGCCGCTGATGGTGCGGGCCCGGAAGAGATCCCCCAGCGCCTCGCCCAACTCCATGGATGGATCGGTGCCGCCCTCGTTGCTGGGCGCGGCGATCACGATCCGCACACCGCCCTCTTCCGCGAAGTCGCGGCCGTGGGTGGTGCGCCGATTGTTCGAGACCGGGTATTGGACCTTGATGAAGAGCTTCCCCTGGCCGTCGAGGTTCTGCCCTTCGTTCACGGTCTGAATCGGCGGGCAGTCCGCCCACGCCTTCAGGGTCGCCTCGACGGCGCGCATCACTGCAATTCTAGCCACGGCGCGCCTCAGCGAAGGGTGATGATGATGGCCGGCTGGCGCGTGTCGCGCTCGGCCTTGATGATCCGGCTGGCCGCTGCCCGCGCGTCGGCGTCGCTGAGGCCCTGCTGCTCGGACAGCTTGCGCCGCAGGTCGAACTTGCCCGGGTTGTAGACGATCGTGCCGGCCTGGAATGAGCGATAGCCGAACGTGATCCGGGCGATGTTCCCGAAGCGGCGCTGCGCCAGGACCGAGACCACCTCGTACACGCCTTCCGGGGTCTGATCGGACAGGCCGCGCTCGATCTTCCGCGCGTACGGCACGGTGTTCAGGAAGATGAAGGTCTCGCCCCGGACGCCGCCGGCGGGATCCGAGGCCTCGCCATCGACGAAGAACACGTGGCTCCGATTGTACTCGGGGCTCTTGGGCGTATCGCCGACCGGCGAATGGATGATCAGCTGCTCATCGATCCATTGGAAGATGTCGCTGGCGAGCTCGAACTTGAACAGGATCTGCCCGCGGTCCGGGTTGACGGACTCGAGGGCCGCTTCCGGCCGGCCGTCCACGAAGGTCTCGTGGTCCGGTACCGCGCCCAGCACGCGCGCATTCTGCGCCTGGGCCTGCGCCAGGGCGCGCCGCGCCGCCTCGGCCACCAGCTTCTGTCGAGCCGCCGGCTGTAGCGACCGCTCGACGATGAGCTGCAGGTCGCGGGAGAAGGAGCGGAGCCGGACGCGCGCCACGCCTAACCCCTCACCGTAGCGTTGAGGCGCACCAGCGTGTCGCCGATCAGCACCGGGTCGACGAACTCGACGCTCCGGAGGCGGCCGCTGAGCCAGATCTTATCGCCCCGGCGCAGCAGGTCATCGCCGGCGAACTCGCGCGGCAGGCCCGTCGGCGAGATCACCAGCAGCGTGTCGCCCTGCTGCAGGCCTCCGACGAGCTCGCTGGGCTTGTAGCCCCGGGAGAAGGCCTTGTGCGGCCGCTCGATCACGGCGCCGGCCGCGCGCCGAAGTCGAATCGTCTGGCCGTCCTCCCCGATCTGCCGGTCGAGCATGTCGATAGCGTCCTGCGCGTTCATGCGAAGTGCACCACGCGGCGATGCTCGAGCGCGGCCTCGGCCGCCGGGTGCGGCAGCCGAGCGCTCGCGCCCTGGACGTAATAGGATCGCTGACCGACTCCCTCGACGACGTCAGCCTTCACCGTGACGTCCCGGCCGGCCTCGGACACCGCGACCGTGATCAGCTGGATCACAGCCTTCTCGATGTCGGCCGGCAGCGGCACCGTGCCGGTGAAGGTATCGTCTTCCGTGTAGTCGCCGGGCAGCAGCCATCCGGCCTCGTAATCGACGATCAGCGGCGGCCGGAGGGAATGCCAGAGATTGTAGGCGGAGCCGTCCCCGATTCCGGCGCCGTACTGATCGGTCAGCCGAAGCTTGCCGTCATCGATCGCGAACTCATCCGAGGCGAAGGGGGAGCCGCCATCGATCCGAACCGAGATGATCCGGGTCACGGGCCCTGCAGCCAGGATCGATCCATCCCGCGGCACCGCGCATAGGCGCTCACGATAGATCTGCCGTGCGAAGGTCCGCTCGCAGAACGAAGACGCCAGCGCCGATGCCTGATCGATCATTCTGATGAGTCGGGAGTCCGGCCACTTCTCAGTCGAGAGCCCCAGATCAATCCGCAGGTTCTCGATCGAGACCAAGCGCGTGTTCTTGGCCCGCTGCAGCACGGTCAGCATGTCGATCAATTCCAGATTTTCTTGATGCTAAAGGCGTCATTTGCTCCTCCGCCCTGCCCGGTGTTGCCGAACAGGGCGGAGGAGAGGGTCATCGGCGAGCGTCAGATCATCGCTAGGAGCTGAGATCCGATCCAACTCCACAGATCATCGTAGCCCGCCGCATTGGGGTGAAGATTGTCTGTCATGCGCCCGGCGGTGTTGGCAGATGCCCAGGTTTTCCCTCGGCCATAGAGGTCCAGCACCGGACAATTCAAAGTCGTCCCGAGATTTATGAAGGCTTGTTGATACGAAGACTGAAGCGCCGCAGTTGGGCCGTTAATGGGGTGGGGGATAACTAAAACAATATCACCGCCGCCGAACCTGGCATATCCTGCGATAGTTGTGAGGTTATTCATAGCATCGCTAACCGCGACGCCCTGATTTTGATCATTTGTTGTGAGATAGATGAGCGTCAAGTCTGGGTTAAAAACCTTCAGGCTTGGTCCCTTCTCAAACGCAGATGAAGACGCCCATCCGTTAGTTGTTGACCCAGAAAAGCCACCATTGAAGACATCGATCGCAGGAACGGCCGCATTATAGCTATTTGGGCCAATTACGAAATTAAAGCCGCTAACCCAATCAATTTTTATCGTGTGCTGTCCAAGCGTCAGGCCAGTAATGTTGATGACGCCAACGCCGCCAGATGTTGGGAATGTATAGGTCTGAGCGGCACCCCCGTCGATGCTATACGACATTGTCCCGGCATTGCCGGTCAGCATAGTGTAGAGATCGATGTTAGTGCACGCTGGAAGCGTCCACGTCATTGATCCGGCGCTGCTCGCGCCCCAAGCGTTCGCAAACCCGTAGCTGCTCGGACTAAACCCACTTACGGCCGTCAGAAGCGGGTCAAAAGCCGGCGCGTTGGCCAAACTGTCAGCGGCGCCATAGCTACCGAATGACGTCCCGCCCGTATTGACGGGGAGACCTCCTGCCGCGAGGCGGGCAGCAAGGCGGGATGGCCCACGCCGAATTGCCCCCTTCGGGCTGGTTCCACCCGTTCCTGTCCCGGCATTGGCGCCGGCAGATGTGCTGTCGCCAGCAACGGCCAGACGGGCGCGCGCATCGCCCTGACGAGCCTTTGAGACCGCCGTTCGCCAGCGAGGGAGCAACGCTGGGTCGGCGTTATAGACGTTTGGCGGATAGGCGGGGCCGGAGGCGGCAGAAGCGGGACCAGGAGAGAACGGCATGGATCAATACTCCCGAGCGGTGATGGCAGCGGTGCTAGAGACTGCGATGGCCGACATGGCGCCGGTCTCGACAAAGCCGGGCTCGCTGGAC